ACTATGCAACATGATACAGCATGATGAAAGTTTAACAGCGTGAACGCAGTGAACACATATAAGAAGAATGATGGAGGCATTAGGTGATTGCGAATGCAATCTGCTATGCCGTTATAAGGAGCAGGTGTGAACGAATGTGAACCCTGTGACTGAGGCCTGCGTGCTGGCTTGTGTCTTGGATGTGTTGTTGTGTGCTGGCCCCTGTGCGTTGGCTGTGCCAGGCTGTGTGAGTAGGAAGAGGGAAGAAGTGTAGGAAGAAAAGCATGCTTTTTGGTTTTTTTCTGTGAAAAAAAGTTGGAAGCTGCTTTTGTGTGGGGGGTAGCACCAAATTTTTTTTTTAGCGGGGCTTGGTTTCAGATATGGTCCTTATTCATCAATACACAATAGATATTAATTTGCCTAGGGGGTTATTTATTTTATTATTATATTATAGTATGCGGATAACACTATTGATTTTATTATTTTTATTTCCTATACTTACACATGGACAGATTGATGAGAGTTTTGATAGTTTTAATAATACTAATGAATGGATTAGTCCTGGGGGTAATACAGGTTCTCATGATGGTGATCTTTGTTTTAATATTACAGGAAACTATTTGGCGGGTGAGTTCTATGTATTCCAAAGTCCAATGTATGATTTCAGCACATGGTCTAATGTTGAATTACTCTGGAGTCAAGAAAGTGATATACGTAATGGGGATGTTTTTGGATTGTATTTTTATGACAATGGTTGGTTTTTCTATGACATATCTAATCTTAATGGGTTGTTTGGAGTTACTTTACCCAATACAACGATTGCTCTTGCGTTTGTTTTAAACACATCTGGATCGGGTAGCATCAATGGTAAGTATTCACATGTAAGTTTTTTAACTATATATGATCCAGAACCACTACCTGTAGAACTATTAGATTTTACCGGGGGGTTAAATGAGGAAGGGGTTCTTCTAGAGTGGTCTACTGCATCAGAGTTTAATAGTGACTACTTCGCTTTGTATAAATCTAATGACGGTACTTCGTGGAATCTATTGGATCAAGTCAATGCTGCAGGTTACTCTACTAGTCTGATACCCTACAAGTATTTAGATACTGATCCTTTGTATAATTATAGTTACTATATGCTAGAGCAAGTGGATATGGATGGTAGTATTGAATCGTTTGATCCTATTTACATTTTTAGAAACCCGAAACCTGATTTAGATTTTTATAATATAATGGGTCAAAAAGTTAATAAGTTTGAAAAAGGGTTAATAATATCAAGAAAAAATGGTTTGATGTTCAGAGAATGATCATTATATTTGTTATATAATAAAAAGAATATGAACACTTCTCACACTAAATTAGAGTTACCTTTGTTTCATGCATCCTATGATTTATTTATAGGCCCAGCATCTAAACCTATACAAGAACATATAGGAGAAACATTTCCAACGCTTAATTACGTATTACCTCCGAATGCTACAGGTCATACAAGTTTAATTGATTGTCCTATTGCTGGCAAAGGTGTTATTGTTGTATTGAATACTTTTATGTCTGATGACATAGAAGTTGATGACACAATTCATCACGAAGCGGTTCATGTATCGTGGATGATTTTAAATGCATTAGGTATAAAAATTACCTATGATAATCATGAAATACAAGCTTATCTTTTAGAGCATGTGATAAAAGATATAAAAAATGCTTACAAAGAGTATTCTGAAAAAAAAATTGACATTGAAGATTTACCAGATCTTTAAATATAGATACAGTTAGCTGTATCGTATTAAAAGGAGGCGTGGTCCGTTCATAACCATAGCCTCCTTTTTTTGTGTTTGTAATATATATTTAGTATATTATTATGTACATAAAATATTTATAGAATGTCAGTTGGAAATTTAGACACACAAGGTCAAAGAAAGAATAATTACCCATATCAATTAAAAAATTTACAAGGTCTTAAAAAGATATCAGATTCTTTAAGTCCCCCTGTTACCCCAGATAATGCAATAGCTACTATTATAGTAAGAGGTGTTGCTGGTTTGTTAACAGAATCAGGAACATTGTCTGAATGTAGATCTATATCATTTGCAAATACAGGAACTGTTGGTATGACAGTTGATACTGTAACAATAAGACCAGGAGAAAAAATATCTTTTGATGCCGGTTTAAACAATTTTTTAAATGATATTAGCTATTTAGCAGATGCTGCAGGTGCAGAAGTTTTGATTATTGCAACAGGTGGTTCTATAACTAATCCATAATAATAAGATGTCAGGAACTAAAATAACTAGGGATCTTCCTAATAATGCATATGAGGCTGCAGTAAATGCAGATAACCCTTCAGCTATAAATCCATATGCTACAGTAAACGAATTGCCCGCTCCATCATCAGGTAATCAATTGATATCTGGTGGAGCATCATATTCAGGAACAGGTCTACTATTTAATGTTTCTGTACTTGTATACACAATTGCAGGTATAGAATACACAACTGCAGCAACTGATGTAACATTGGTTGTTGGAGATCCTAGTAATGGAAGATTTGACGCAATAGTCGCAACATTAGATGTTAATGATAACCCAATTGTTGAAGTAGTACAAGGTACACCTGGAGTAACGCCTAGCACACCAACAATTGGACCTGATCAAGTATTAGTTCAATATGTCTTAGTAGGTGCTAATGCAACTACACCTAACATTACAACAGAGTATGTTTATAGAAACGATCAAACTTCAGATTGGCAAGGTAGTGTAAATTCTTCATATTGTGGTATACCAAATTCTGCAAACTTTACATCAACAACTCCCTCTCCTGTACTTGGCGGTGCTTGTTGTTTGTCTGTAGGTGCAAGATATGGTGTAACTAGTGGAACTACTAGTCCAAGAGGTACTAGGTTTGGAGCAACAACTCCAGTCAATAGAGAAGACTATGCAGTTTTAAGTTTTTATATACAATTTCCATCTCCTGGTTATACACAACAAGGAAAAACAAGAATGTATTTGTCATTGTGGGCAGATGATACTTTTCCTACTACTAACAAAGGAGCAGTTTACTTAGGTTATGTGCAAGTTGAAGATTATTGTGACATATCTCTAATGGATACGTGGCAACTTGTAAATATACCTACGTCAGCATTTTCTCAAAATCCATCAATAACAACTATAGGGGGTATGTGTTTTTCAACTTATCCTAATATATGTTCTTCTATTGAATTTGCTTTAGATGAAGTAAAGTTACAAACTGGATTTGGACCTTCAACTAATATAGCAACAATTGATGTATTAAAAAATGATACTCTTGTAGCTCCTACAGCAAAATTAAACTTTAAAGATGGAACTGGTACAACAGTAGCAGTAACAGAAAATACTTTAAATAATACAGTAGATGTAGAAATTAATTCAGCAGCAGGATCTAGTATATATAGTGCGGATGGTATAATACCACTTAATAGATTAGTTCAGATTCAAAATGGATTAATTTGGTCAGGTTCTACAATGTTTAGAACTACTAATACCAGAATTATAAAAGAAGTTATTCAAGAATCTGATTTAGGTTCTACATTAGCTGCTAATACAACCTATGTAATTAGAGGTAAAGTCACTGTATCTAATCCAATAACTGTAGCTAATGTTGGGACAGAAGTAGTTGGTTTAAATAGAGATGTTGATGAAATAGAATGGGCAGGCGCAAGTAACCTATTTCTTGTTACAGATCAAAACTTTACTTTAGCAAATTTAAAATTATCTGCTACTACTGCTGGTAGTAACATTCTTGCAGCAACAAATATTGCTGCTACTGGCTATAATTTTTCAAGAGATAAAGTTTTATCATTAACTAACTGTCAGTTTAGAGGTACTTATAACGTAATGACTATTGAAGGATTTGATTTAGTAGATATAAATCAATGCTTATTCTTTTATGTTAAAGCCACTTCTTGGGGGTTAAGATTTAGAGATGTTTCTAAATTACAAATTAGCTCTTGTGAATTAATCAGATGGTTTGATGAAACAAAATTACCTACTCCTCTTCCTGCTGATTTTGCTACAACAGATATGATTAGTATTGGTCCTGGTAGTATAGCTGCTGGATTTGGAGCAGTTAATATAAATGGTTGTATTATTCATCCACAAGAAACTCAAAACGGAATTTCTATATCAACAGGAACTACAACGGGTTTTGGTACTATATCTTCAAATGCATTTGTAAATACAGGTCTTACTACAGGAGAAGTATTTTTACCTATAATTAGTGCTGGATTGCCAGACTATTCTCAACCACAAACTATTGCATATGATATATTTGCTAACCAAGGTGTATTAAATTCTACATCGGGTATTATTTGGACAATGTTAAACAACAATGGACAAACAAATACTACACCTAGTGGTACTCCTATAATAATGGCTGTTAATGGTGCTTCTGCAGTTAAAGCTGTACAAGGCTCTGTTAGATATGATTTAGACGTTAGTACAGGACGTGTTACATATATAGGTAAAAAAGAAGTTTATGTAAGTATACATGCAAGTTTAACATACATAAAGCAAGGAGGCGGAGGCGCTGATTTATATACTTTTGAACTTTATAAAAATGGTACTTTATTACCAGGAAGTGGTACAAGCGCAGATGCTCCTACAGCAGATCCGCAAAACTTAACTATGACTTATGGTGTATTGATGAATCAGAATGATTATATAGAAATATACATAACTAATGATTCTGCAACTGACCCAATGTTAGTTAGAGATTTACAGTTTTTAATAAGAGAGTAAAATAGTAATTAATATATTTTACGTAAATTAAGGCAAAAACCTATGAAATTAATTAAGCATGCTAAAAATATTCATGAGTTAAAACTTGAAGGTAGCCACGTAAAGATTGGTATGTTCTCAGATATTCACTGGGATAATCCAAAATGTGATTGGACAATACTAAAAAAGGATCTTGATTACTGTGTAAAAGAATCTATTCCTATTATGATCAATGGGGATATGTTTTGCTTGATGCAAGGACAAGGGGATAGAAGAAAGAATAAATCAGACATTAGAGATGAACACAATAACTCTAAATATTTAGATAGCATTGTTGAAACAGCAGTAGAATGGTGGTCGCCTTATTCTCATCTTCTTACAGTTATAGGTTATGGTAATCACGAAACGGCAATTATTAAATGGCAGGAAACAGATATATTATCTAGATTTGTAAAGCTTCTTAATCTTAAAAATCACACTAATGTACAGGTGGGTGGATATGGTGGGTGGATAATTATAAATCAAGTAGTCAGAAAAAAAGTAGCTAGTAGTGATGCTACAGCTACTATGAAAATAAGATACTTTCATGGATCTGGTGGAGGTGGTGTTGTAACTAAAGGAGCACTTAATCTTACTAGGGCTTTAGAAATGTATGAAGACTTTGATGTATTTACTATGGGTCACATTCATGAGAATGCTGCTCGTAATGACGTTAGAGATACTATTGTACAAGGATCTAAAGATTACAGACAACTCCAAAAGCAAATTCATATGATGCTCACAGGAACTTATAAAGAAGAATACGGTGACGGATCTAAAGGATGGCATGTTGAAAGAGGAGCTCCTGTAAAACCTATTGGAGGAAGGATTCTAACTATTGATTATAAAAGAACACAAAAAGAAGGTAAAGACTTTTATGATAGACAGATAGATTCAATGAAATTTCCATTGTAGATCCAAATACTTTTCGTATATTAATAGTGTCAGTTGGCGTAATGAAGATGATTGCCTAAGATAGAGCTGGTTCGATTCTGATACTCTAGTGCAAAGGCTGATAAAGAGAAAACCTTCAAGCTTTCTTGAGAGTTGACCGCAAGGAAGGCTTGATTTTAAGCAAGAAGGTTTTTTTCTAAGTAATTACTCTTATTTTTCTTAATTTTTTTTGTATATTATAGTATATATATTTATACATAAAAGAGTACAATGGAAGTTTCAAGTTTACAAATAGGTTTTGATGCCTTGGTAGCTTTATTAGGATCATTAACAGGAGCGTTGGGTGTGTGGTTCTCATTAAAGAATAAGGTTTCAATACAGCAAATGGTTCTAGATTCATTATCAAAAGATCTAGAAGAAATGAAAGTAGATAAAAAAGATAATCATATACTTCTCCATAAAAGAATAGATGATCTTAAAACGCAAGTAGAAAGAAATAGAGAGAAGAATGATAAGTCTTTATCTGATCTAAAAGCAGAAATGGGACAGATGGAGATTAGAATTATTAATGCTATAAATAGTAAATAGTGTTAAACATTTGAGATTTAAACTTATTTAATTATATTTGTTATAATCAAATAAGTTTAACATGTCACAGAAAACCAAAAAAAAAGCAGAGTACACAGAGAAAGAATACGCAGAAATGCGATCTAAAATGGTGTCTTATTACGAAAAGGAAATTCCCTTTTTAGAATTACAATTTAAATTTGAAAGTCTAGTAGCAGATATAGAAGATGCTAAAACTAGAAAAATTATGGCTCTAGCACAAGCTGCTCAGATCTATACTGCAATGAATCCAGAAGAAGAACAAAAACTTAAAGCTGATGGATAACATTATAAGAATTGGCTCTAAAGATAAAGCAATGGTTATTGCTATTCAGCAAGAAGTAGGAGCAAGACCGGATGGCATATTTGGACCTGAAACTCAAAGACTCTTAATCAGATGGCAGAGTATAAATAATCTTGTTGCTGACGGTGTAGTTGGTCCAAAGACTTTTGATGCTATGGGTATACTAGATACTGATCAGAAGCACGGTTATTTTAAAGGTGGTGATTACCCAATAGTAATAGAAGAATACCATCTAGATGCTGGTCAGTATATTGAGTCTAGCAGACCCATACAAAATGAGTATATATTTATTCATCACACAGCTGGTGGTAATAATCCGTATGCTTGTATTGATCACTGGAATAGAGATAAAAGAGGTAGAGTTGCTACTGAATTTGTAATAGGTGGTCAAAGTATTAAGAATAACAATAAAGAACATGATGGAACTGTTCTTCAAGCTTTCCCTGAAGGATGTCAAGCATGGCATTTAGGCAAAGTAAACTCTTACTATATGCAACGCCACTCTGTAGGAATTGAAGTGTGTAATTTTGGTTACCTTACTTCTGCTAATAAAACATATGTGGGATCATTGGTTCATGATGACCAAGTTTGTCTATTAGATGAACCATTTAGAAAAAGAGACAGGTGGCATAGATATTCAGATGCTCAATTAGAGTCACTTAAAAATCTTTTGCTATATATTTCTGAGAGAGATAATATAGACTTGAATGTAGGTCTTATTAACTGGATTAAAAAAGAAGGACCAATAAAAGCTTTTGAATTTAAAAAAGAAGCATCTGACGGTCTAGTAAAAGGTCTTCTCACTCATACAAATGTTAGAAAGACTAAGATGGATATGTTCCCGCAGGAAGAGCTTATAGATATGCTTCTATCTTTAATTTAAATTAAACGTATGTCAAAAATTAAATTAATTAAACGACAAGTTCAAATGACTCATAGAGATATTATCAAATATCAAATAATGAATCATTGTTTTTTTTCTGGTTTACAATTAAGCAATAACGAACTAGACTGCTTAACGTTATTAGGGGTTTTTAATGATATTGAGCTTTCTGAATTTTGTATAAACGTTGTTGATGAAAACATATTTAAAAATCCTCAAACAGTTAGGAACTTTCTGAGTAAAGCAACCAAAATTAAATTAATTCATAAATACACACCTGATGGACCTTCACAAAAGAAAAGAATACATTTAAATAAAGATCTTAATTTTCAAACTGATGGAGGTGTTTTATTAGATTACAAATTTTATCATGTTACCTAAGAATAGTAAACATTATGTTCAACCTACTGCTGATTCTTTAAATATTAATTATGATTTAGCAGAAGACATTATTTCTTTTTATTATAGTGAACTAAGAAAAAGCTTGTCTAATTTAGAATGCCATAATATACAAGTAGAAAATTTAGGAACGTTCAAAGCTAAATCTAAAGAACTTCCTAAGTTGTATAAAAAGTATACTACTCATCTATCTGTTCTTAAAACAGACACGTTTAATCAAATGGTAATTAAAAAAGATATTACTGATAAGTTAAACAAAGTGCTTAGTTTACAAGCTAAGATACGTGAAGATAAAAAAAGAAAATTAGAATTCTTAAAAAAGAAATATGAGCAAGATAAGTAAAATTTGGAAACAACGTAATAAAATTATGGAAGGCATAAAGAATGCTTTGGTAAGAGATAAATATGTTGAAACTATACATGATAAGCGCATGAAAATATGTAATGCATGTGAATTTATGGGAGATAAATGTATGGTTCCTGGTACTGGACCATGCTGCAATGATTGCGGATGCTCATTATCTTTTGCAACAAGATCTTTGTCTTATGATTGTCCAAAAGGAAAATGGAAAGCTGTGTTATCGCAGGAACAAGAAGATGAACTAGAAAAACTAAAATAAATGAAATTAATATTTAGAGAAGAAGATCATTCATATAAAACAGAAGGTGATGCATTAGATAAATGGATTAGTGTAACAAGCCTTATTGGCAAGTTCAAAGAGCCTTTTGATAAAGACGGCATTGCTAAAAAATCTTCTAAAAATAAAAAATCTAAATGGTATGGAATGTCTCCTGAAGATATTCTTAATGCTTGGGATAAAGAAAACAAAAGAGCTTTATCACTAGGAACTTGGTATCACAAGCAAAGAGAAGATGAATTACTTGCTTGTGATACATTACAAAGAGAAGGTATTGATTTGCTAGTTTTTAATACTATTGAACAAGATGGTGTTAAAATTGCTCCAGATCAAAATCTAGTTTCTGGTATATATCCAGAGCATATGGTTTATCTTAAATCTGCAAAAATATGTGGACAAGCGGATAGAGTAGAAGTAGTCAATGGTAAAGTTAATATCTATGACTATAAGACAAATAAGGAAATTAAGACTGAGTCTTATAAAAACTGGGAAGGCACTTATAAAATGCTAAACACACCAATTAATAACATTCAAGATTGTAATCTTATGCATTATGCTTTACAGCTCAGTATTTATATGTACATTATATTAAAGCATAATCATTCTTTAAAACCAGGTAAGTTGGAAATACATCATATTAAATTTGAAATAGAAGATCATGATGAATATGGATATCCTATAGTGGCTACAGATGCTGCTGGAGATCCTCTAATAAAAGAAGTTGTACCATATGAGTTACCATACTTAAAAAAAGAAGTCAATACAATTATTAAATATTTAAAATTGAATTTTAAAAAATTAACTTCATGATTAAACTTTTTGAAATACAAGGAAAGGTTGTAAAGCCTACAGAGCATTGCGATATGATTAATTGGTTAAAAGCTATAAAGGTTAACTTTCCAGATAATTATTTGAAAGTTTATGGGTACATATTTTACATGTGCTGTCCAACTAAAGAAAATCCTTATTCTAATTTAGCAGAGTCTATAAAAGAAGAAGTAATTATAAAAGATTTGGATATAGATTTCTCTGTTGAAGCTGATTGTATTATTGAAGCTTTACAAAATGCAATTTTATTATATGAGACTCCTACTCTAAGATCTTATAACTCAATAAAAACAATGTTGGATAATTTAAGTGATTATATGCGTGATACTGCGGTAACTAGCGGACGGGACGGAAATATTACAGCATTATTAAGAGTTGCAGAAAAATATGATGCAATAAGAAAATCATTTAAAGGAGTTGCTAAAGATCTAGATGATGAACAGAATATTAGAGCTAGGGGTGGACAAGAATTAGGATACGATCAAATATAAATATTATGAAAAATTGGACTTTATCAATAGGGTTTTGCCCGTGTATTCTTTTTGGATATAGAGTGTATAATAACGAAGGTGTAGGTATTAATCAGGATGAAGAAAAAGAAGTCCTTGATATAAATGATCATACTTTATATTTAGGGCCTTTGTTAATAATACTTACAACAATAAATGAAGAATAATTCTGAATATAATATTCCTACATACGGAAATCCAAAAGCTAAAGAACTTTGGTCTACTACCAAGTTTAGCAGCCGGAAAGACTTTTACGATTTTGTTAAAAGTACTTTTAAAGAACCTGGTAAATACAATCTTGACGAATCTTCAAAACTTTTTAATCAAGAAGCTAGATCTTTTAGAAAAAATAATGACATCTACTGTATGGCTACATATAGGAGTAAAGATTTTATTGAGTATTGGGATCATGAAAAAGAAAAATGTAGAAAGGGCGTTATAATACATAATAATAAAAGAGTCTTTTATTTACCAAGAGATTATTACATGTGGATTAACTTCCTCCCTATCTATGATAAGATTAAAAAGAAGTTTGATTTTCCTTTAGTATGGGATGTACAACTTCATATGTCCTTATATGAATGTTTGGCAGAATTAGATTATAAGCATGCTTCTATTTTAAAGAAACGTCAGATAGCGTCATCATATTATCATATGGGTAAATTTATAAATCAAATATGGTTTGAAGAAGGTCCCATACTAAAAATAGGTGCTAGTCTTAAAGATTACATAAACATCAATGGGTCATGGAAATTTTTAGATGAGTATAAAGCTTTCTTAAATACAAATACTGGATGGTACAGACCTATGAATCCTAGTAAAGTATTAACATGGCAGCAAAAAATTGAAACAACACAAAACGGAAGAAAACAAGAAGTTGGTTTAAAAGGAATGATTCAGGGTATGTCTTTTGAGCAATCTGCTACAAAAGGTGTTGGTGGTCCTTGTACATATTTCTTTTATGAAGAAGCCGGTATTGCTCCTCAAATGGATAAAACTTTTGAGTTTGTTCGTCCTGCAATGCAAGCAGGTGATATTACAACTGGAATGTTTATAGCTGCTGGATCTGTTGGTAAATTAGAAGATTGCAAACCTTTAGAAGATTTTACAAGATATCCTACAGAAAATGGAATATATGCAGTAGATACAGATTTATTAGATGACAAAGGCAGCATCGGTAAATCAGGATTGTTTATACCTGAACAATGGGGCATGCCTCCTCATATTGATGAGAATGGTAATTCTTTAGTTGAAGATGCACTTAAGAGTTTAGATGAAACATTTGCTAGATGGAAAAAAGATTTGCGTCCTGAATTATATCAGCTAAGGATATCACAGCATCCTAGAAATATAGAAGAAGCTTTAATGGCTAGGGAAGAATCTATTTTTCCATTAAATTTAGTTGAGAATCAAACTAGGAATATTGAAGAGAAAGAATACCCATATGAATTAATAACTCTTGATGAAACGTTAGATGGTGAAATATCAATTAAAAAAACTAATAAAGCACCAATATCTACATTTCCAATAAAACTTAATCAAGAAGATAAAACAGGGAGTATAGTTGTTTGGGAAAGACCAGACAAAGATCCCGCATGGGGCCAATACTTAGCGTCAATTGACCCTGTATCTGAAGGTAAGACAACTACATCAGAATCTTTATGTTCTATATATGTATATAAGACAGCTACTGAAGTTAAACGTTATACAGAAGATGGAATAGAAAATTTTATTGAAGGCGATAAAATTGTTGCAGCTTGGTGCGGAAGATTTGATGATATAAACGAAACACATAAAAGATTACGTTTAATAATAGAATGGTACAATGCATGGACTATAGTTGAGAATAACATCTCTCTATTTATTTTGTATATGATAAAAGAGCGTAAACAAAATTACTTAGTTCCTAAAAATCAAATGCTATTCTTAAAAGAAGCACAAGCTAATAAAAATGTTTATCAAGAATTTGGCTGGAAGAACACAGGAACAATATTTAAAACCAATCTTCTAAGTCACTTAATAGAATGGCTTAAAGAAGTTGTTGATGAAGATATAGAAGAAGACGGGACTATAATAAAGAAGTATTATGGTATAAGAAGATTACCAGATCCTATGGCTTTAATTGAAATGAAAGCTTACAGGCCTGGAGTCAATGTTGACCGTTTAATAGCATTAGCAGCATTAATTGCTTTTGTTAAAATTCAACAATCAAATGTCCATAAGCCTCTTAGAGTTGAAAATGAGGTATATTCAAACTTGGATAAGTCACAAAATTTGTATAAATTAAAGAGTGGAGCATTTCGTAATTTAGGTAAACATAAATCATTTAAAAACAGTGGTAGAATACGCTCTCCATTTAAACGCAGACGCTAATGAAAATTTTAAATGCCTTAGATCTCAAGAAAGGAAAAAAAGCAGAGAAGAACAGACTCTGGAGTGTAAGTCAACCCTTACAGTTTATATCTAATAAAGAAAAAGATGATTCATGGACTGCTTGGAACATGGATTGGCTAGAATGGAACGGTCTAAAACAGATACGTAGAAATGCTAGAAGGCTAATGAAAAATTATAAACTAGCTAATGGTATTATAGATAGAAATGATTACGTTGTAGAAGAGGATAATGAAATGAAAGATGTTGTTGCTCAGTTATCTCAAGATTCTGAAGACAATGCTCTTGAACTAAAATTCTATCCCATCATACCTAATGTGGTTGATACATTAACAGCAGAGTTTGCAAAAAGGAATAAAACAATAACATTTAGAGCAGTTGATGAATATACTCATAATGAAATAATAGAGAATAAGAAATCAGAGATTGAAAGCGTTTTAGTTAAAATGGCTGAATCAAAGCTTCTTACTCAAATGATTGAGGCTGGTGCAGATCCTAAAGATCCTGAGATTGCAAAAATGATGCAAGAGAAAATGCAGCCTGAAAGTCTAAGAAGTCTTCCTGAGATACAAGATTTTTATGCAAAAGATTATGAAGTGATTGCAGAGAAGTGGGCTCAAAAACAATATAAAATTGATGAAGAAAGATTTAAGCTTGACGAACTAGAGGAAAGAGGTTTTAGAGATAAGCTTATTGCAGATAGAGAATTTTGGCATATGAATATGCTTGAAGATGATTACAATGTAGAGCTTTGGAATCCTGTATTAACTTTTTATCACAAGTCTCCAGACAGAAGGTATATATCAGAAGGATCATGGGTTGGTAAAACTGAAATGTATTCAGTAGCTGATGTTATTGATAAGTTTGGTTATTTGATGAATGAAGGTCAATTATCTTCATTACAACAAAACTATCCAATAACTGCGGCAGGTTATTCTATTACAGGATGGCAAAATGACGGTACATATTACGATGCTACTAAATCACATGATTGGAATACTGGTTCTCCTTCTTTACAATATAGACAGTTAACATCAATGCGAGATAATTTTGTTTCAAATGGTGGCGATATAGTAGAATGGATTTTAGGTGAAAGTGAAGATTATCATTTTGATGGTGCTCCTACCATGTTGCGAGTTACTCATGCATATTGGAAATCACAAAGAAAGGTAGGACATCTTACTAAAGTTAATGAAGTAGGTGAAGTTACTTCTGAGATTGTATCTGAAGAGTATCACATTACTGATAAAGCAGTATATAATACTTCTTTGATTAAAAATAAAACTAAACAGAATTTATTATTTGGTGAACATATAGAATGGGTTTGGATTAATCATGTTTGGGGTGGTGTTAAGATTGGCCCTAATGCTCCAACATTTTTAGGTGCAGAAAACACTGGAGGTATAAATCCTATATACTTAGGTATAAATCAAAACAATATAAAGCCTTTAAAATTTCAATTCAAAGGTGATAATACATTATATGGATGTAAACTTCCTGTAGAAGGAAGAGTGTTTACAGATAGGAATGCTAGATCTAAATCTTTAGTAGATAGTATGAAGCCTTTTCAAATTGGCTATAACATGGTAAACAATCAAATTAGTGATATACTAGTTGATGAAATTGGAACTGTTGTAATGCTTGACCAGAATACATTACCTAAACATTCTCTTGGAGAAGATTGGGGTAAAGGAAACTTGGCTAAAGCATACGTAGCTATGAAAGATTTTAGTATGCTTCCTCTTGATACATCTATTACTAACACAGAGAATGCACTTAACTTTCAGCATTTCCAGCAATTAGATCTTTCACAAACACAAAGACTAATGTCTAGAATACAATTAGCTCAGTTTTTTAAACAGCAAGCTTTTGAAGTAGTTGGTGTTAGCCCTCAAAGACTTGGTCAGCAAATAGGACAAACTAATACAGCAACAGGAGTTGAACAAGCTGTTGCAGGATCTTATGCCCAAACAGAAATGCATTTTGTTCAACACTCAGATCACTTAATGCCTAGAGTTCATCAAATGCGTACTGACTTAGCACAATGGTATCATTCAACCAAACCTTCTGTAAGATTACAACATATGACTAGTCTTGATGAAAGAGTAAACTTTGAAATAAACGGGACAGATTTAATGCTTAGAGATCTTAATGTTTATTGTACAACTAAAGCTAACCATAGAGCTGCATTAGAACAAATGAAACAAATGGCTGCTCAGAATAACACTACTGGTGCATCTATTTATGATTTAGGTGAAATAATACAAGCTGACTCTTTAGGTACGCTTACATCTACTTTAAAACGTATTGAGCAGAAAGCTACTGATGAGAAACAACAAGAAATGGCTCAGGCTCAACAAATGCAACAACAAGCAGCGGAGAGTGCAGAGAAACAAAAACAAATGGAAATTGATTCTAAAGAGCGTGAAGCAGAGAAAGAACGCAGAAAAGATCTTATGGTTGCAGAAATTAGAGCTTCCGGTTATGGAGCTATGCAAGATCTAAATGAAAATAAAGAATCAGACTTTGTAGATAATCTAGAAAAACTTAAGAAAACTGAACAGTATCAAGAAACGATAAACATTCAGCAAGAAAAAGTAAATGATAATAGAGCAAATCAAGCTCAGAAGATGAATATGAAAAGAGAAGAAATGTCTTTGAAGAGAGATATGAAAAATAAAGACTTAGAAATAGCAAGAGAAAACAAAAATCAGTATGATTTAAAAGCCCGAAAAAAGGATGATAAAAAATCATAGCCATATAATGGGGAAATCTTTTTTAATTATTTTACTTTTTTAAATTTTAAATATTTATTTTTCTTAAAATTGTGTATATTATTATAGTCAGTCATTAATTAAACCAATAAAATGAGTACAGAAAATAACGAGAATACTAGTGTAGAAGAAATTGATAAAGAAACACTAGCTGAAATTTTAGGTACTTCTGCAGAAACAGTCATGACAGCAGAAGATGGTAATAAGGAAACTAAGAAAAGCGTTTTTAGTCCTATAGTGCCAGATACTACGTTCCTTGACAAAGCAGAAGAAAAACCTGCAACGGATAAACCTGATGAAGAATCAGAAGAAGGTAAAAAAGGTAGAGAACCTATTACTAGAGAATCAGTAGATGATGCTCTAAAAATACCTGAAGAAGTACAAGACTTTGCTGATGAAGTAGAAGGCAATAAAGGTGGTAGACCTACAGCATTAGTTACAGCAGCTAAAGCTTTAATTGATAAAGGGCTATTAGTTCCTTTTGAGAATGACAAAGGTGAAGTTGAATCTATTGATTCTTATTCAGCTAAAGATTTTCAAGAGCTTATAGAAGCTAACATGAATAGCTATGAAAAAGAGATCACTGAAAAGTTACCACAAGAATTCTTTCAGCAGTTACCTCCAGAGATGCAACAAGCATATGAGTATATAGCAAGTGGTGGAACTGACATGAAAGGAATGTTTTCAGCATTAGCACAAACTCAAGAAGTTATAAACTTAGATATAACTAAAGAAAATGGTCAGAA